TGCATTTGGCCCCATGCCGGGGCCTCCCGGCAGTGCACCAAAGTATTCCGGCTGTACTGGTGCTCCTGATGCAGATTCCAGATCAGGGTCTACTGTGCTCAAGACACGGGATTGCATCTCTGGGGGAAGATTATCAAATATTTGTTGAACTTCTGCCACATCGCCGGGGTAAGTCCCGGCGTTAATAGCCGCAATAATTTCCTGAAATTGCGCGATTTGCTTATCCAGCTCATCTGGGCCTTGACGCTCCCGTGGCATCATCGCCGCCTCAGAGTCCATAACGCCTCGCATTTCCTTCGGGGAAATAGCCGCGCCGCTAACCTCCCTAAGATATTCATCTTCAGTCATTTCATCCGGGGTAATAGCCCCACCGCTAACCTTCCTAAGATATTCTTCTCTAGTCATTGCCTTTTTTCTACCGTCAACATCGAAGTCGTATGTGGCATCGCTCATAATATATCTCCTTGGGATTCTAGAATTGCTTTCTCTCGTTCGATCTGCAGCTCGGCCTCTAGCTTTTTGACTTTGGCCTCAAGGTCCGCTTGAACTTTTATCTGGGTTATCTCTATCGAAGACTGGGCCTTGGCCTGATTTATCTGGGCGTCGTTCTGGGCCTTGGCTTGGCTGATCTGGATATCCGATTGGGCCTTGGCCTGGGTCGATGAGATTTCTGCCTCAGTTTTGGCCTTCATCGCCTCGGCTTCTAGCTTGGCCAGCTCTTGAGCATATTGAAGTGGATTGCCCTGCTGGCCCTGCTGGCCAAGGTTAACGAGGGAGCGGATCTCTTGCATCTTCGGAGCCATCTGCACAACTTGAGCAGCTCTCTGGCTTATTATCATGTCCATCTCAGGATCAATATCTTCCATCTGGAATTCTTTATCCCGGATGTCAGGAAGATCCGGCAACGGCACGCCAATGCTGGACTGCATCCTAGAGCGATAAAGCAGCGCCACATGCTCTGCGATGTGGGCAACTAAAATTGGCTGCATCGCTTTGGCACCGGGATTTCCCGCCAGCGAAGGGTCGCTCATAAACTGCATGTGCACTGCGATGTGGGATTCGTGATCCTGCTCTGGGAAGGCGCGGATAGCCTTGCCGTACAGGACCGAGACATTCTCATCAATTGGATCAATCCGGGGGGCCTCTTTAGGCTTTTTGAGGATCTCGTCGATGTTGGGAACCCGGATGGCTTCGTACATTCGCTTATAGGCTTCGTACATATCGTGCAGCTGAGGGGCTGCATTGGCCATTTGCAGAACTGCTTGGCCCTGTGCGATGCGCTGGGATGTAGAAAATATGTTGGGGTCGCTGACTGGGATAACGTCAATGCGAGAGTCAAAATCGGAGGGGCTTATTATAGCGTTGGACCCTGAGATTGAAAACTTTGTGGATTCTGGGAGGTGCTCGGCATTCAACGCGGCCAGCATCTTGAACTCTTGGCCTTGCGAGTAGTGGAGACGCTTGTGGATTGCGGAGAATGATTTGCTGCCCTGCTCGATCAAAGCCACTGTGGAGCCGACCGGGGCGTTGGGGTTCACATCGCCCACGTTCAAATCAGCGGTGCTGGCAAATCGCTGGCCAATCTCGGCAATATATCCGAGCAGCTGATACAGGACCGAGGATGGCTCCTTAAAGGGTAGCGGCATCACCGCCTTTTTCACGTCGTCCACTGTGGCGTCTAGGTCAACAAACTCGCCGGGGTTAACGTCGATCTCGCCGCCACTAACTCGGCCTTTAAGTTTAAAGCCACCCTGCATGTTGGAGAATGCCGCGGAATCTAGGAGGGCTCGCAGAGACCCAGTGGCCGCTTTGCCCAGACCGCCAATAATGTGATACAGACCGAACCCGTAAAATCCTAAGCCGGGGAGGAATTTGTAACTTACAAACCAGTCGCGGCGTATTTTCCGCTCGTCATCCTCTTTCCAGTTTCGCCGGACACTGACAACTTTCTCGGAATCGTAGTCTACTGTGACGACGTATGGCAGCGCGACGGCATTTTCATCATCGTCATCATCATCGTCATTGTCTTCAAAATTTTCGTAGACGTGCATTTCGAGAAGGTTAATTACCTCGTCGTGATCAGCATCGCCATACGGATCGACACCTTCAACCTCCGCAGAAACATCGCCGCTTGGGTCATAGGCATTGCCAGTATATTCAGTGGGAAGATACCAGCCAGCGGCGACATAGCGATTGTAATCATTTTTGGGGATGCGGATCAGCTGGGTGTATCTTGGCGACGTGTACAGGTCTTTGCTCTCTGGAGCGACGACGAAATCCTCAGCCTTAACAAACTGGGAGCACTGACGATCTAGGTTGGCGTCCCACCAAACTTTTTTGAATGTCTGGCCCACGAGGGGAAGGTGAAACAGCATTTGATCCAGGTCGGGGAAATACTCAGGCATCTCCTGCGTGATCTGGTAGTTCATAAATTCCCGGACGCGGCGAGCTTGGTCTTCGGTTTCCTCGTCCGGCTCGCCTACGATTGTCGTCTTGACTGGGCCACCAGCGGGATAAAGCTCTGCGATCGCGCGCGCATTAAATTGGGTGGCAGCTTCCGCGATCAACGGGTGAACCACAACGCTCAGGCCGCGGGTGGCGCGTTCATCTTCACCTTCCTGCAGACCGCCGTCTGGGTCCAGCGTCTTTAAGCCCTTCTTGTATCTCTGCTCCCATTGATCACGGGAGGAGCGATCGGAGTTATACAGGCCAATCAGCAGGGCTGCTTTCTCGTCGAGATCTTTCTCGGGAATGTCATTTGCTATATTTGAATCGAAATCACTCTCATCATCGTCAACCAAGTCAAGATCAGCGGAGCCAATCAGAACTTCATCATTGGCGATTTGCTCTATTTCTAGAGAGTCGAGCGGGTCTGAGGTGGCAAATGGGATGGGCGATCTAGCCATATAAACTTACCTTTTGTTTTGGCTCGTAGTCTTCGTCCTCATAATCCTGTGAGTGAGTTACGAACCATCCTTTTCTAAGCCTCAGCCAAGCCTGTGTGCAAGTGTCAACTATATCGTCATTGTCCCCAGCAGGAAAGGCCGCACATATGTCAATCAAATTCTTAGCCCATTTCTTATCGGATGGAAACCAAATTCTGCCATCCTCAAGCAAAGCAGAAGAGGCATGG